TTGGCAATTCAGGTTGCTGCGAAGACTGTTGGATTCGATATCGTTCCTGTAATTCCTATGTCAGGTCCTACTGGCGTACTTTCTTACCTAGATTACGTATACTCAGGTGGTAAAATCAGCCCAGCATCAGCTGGTACAACTGCAGCAGATGCTCTTGCAACTGCACCATCTATGATCAAGGTACAATTGACTAACCCAGCTGCTGGATATCCTGGAGATTTTGCAGTAGGTACTACTTACTACATTACTAATGCTTCTTCAGCTGGTGCATACATCACTACTGAGTTTGTTGGTCTATCTAGAATTGATGCATTCCCAATCTTTAGAGTTTTGGGATTAACTGCTGGTGAGACTATCTCTGACGTTCTTGATGGTGGTGCTACTAAAATTGGTACAGCAGTAGACGGTGCTCAAGCAGGTACTACAACTGCAAGAGCAGAATTGGTAAAAGCTCTTGAGGATCACATCCAAGGATTCTCTGGTGCTGGTTTCAACAACGACCAAGACTGGCAAGGTCCATTCGTAGATGGTACTAAGACTTACAACCCAATGCTAAGAGGTGTTGGTGAGAGCACTTACTACCAATCAATGGGTCTTTCAACGTTCACTAAGTTCGTTGAAGCTGATACTTTCCAAGTAGCTGCTTCAGTAACTACTGAGCAAATCCAAGACTTGAACAAGCAGTTTGGTATCGACGTTATCTCAATGATCGAAAATGCATTGGTTAACGAAGTATCACAAGCTATCAACAAGCACATCCTTTCTAGAGCATTTGCTCTTGGATGGTCTAACCACGACGAATTCTTAACTACAGAAGGACAAAACTTGAACCTAAACCTCGTTATCGGTGGTACTGCAGGTTCTTACACTATCCCTTCTTACGTAGGTAAGTCTGATACTGGTATTTCTATCGCTTCTGTTGCAGGTCCTGCTTCAGGTGGTTACGAGAACTTGTCAACTCTACAGAGAAGACTATTCTCTAGAATCTTAGCTTCTGCTAACGTAGTAGCTAACAGAGGAAGAAGAGGTCCTGCTAACTTCATCGTTACTAACGCTAACGTTGCAAGTGCATTGCAAGACATCTCTCAGTTCACTTTTGCTCCTTTCTCTAACACTCTTACTCAAAACAACGGAACACTTTACCCAGTAGGTTCTCTTGCAGGTATGACCGTTTATGTTGATCAGAACATGAAGTTCGGTGATAACAGAGTACTAGTTGGAAGAAAAGGTGGTGACGACGAACCAGGACTTAAGTTCATGCCTTACATGATGGCTGAGTCTATCCAAACAATCTCTGAAGGTACTATGTCACCTAAGATTGCGGTTAAGTCTCGTTACGCTCTAGTAGAAGCTGGTTTCCACCCAGAAACTATGTACTTCTGTTTCCACGTGAACGTTCCTACTGGAGGTCTATCCTAATCAGTAGTTAGTACACACTAATACTAAACCCCAGGTTTTTGCCTGGGGTTTTTTTATTGCTAGGGGATATATAGTATAAATGTGGTCGTTGCATAATGAGTAGAATTAAATCACATAAGCAATTTTTAATCGAGAGAGATCTTTCACAAGAGGTTGATCAGGTTGTTCTTGCTGAGATGCTCTTAGAATATTACAATATTAATGAGGGTAAGGCTTTGGATACCCTTAAAAATAGTGTATCTAAAGCTCTATTAGGGCCCTTTTCGAGATTGTCAGTTATTGATACTATTAGAAAGGGAAATCTAGATATCCAAAAAGAAATCATAACCAAGCAATACGACGTTGAAGATGAGGTTCTTGATCTAGAAGGTAAGATAGATGACCTTAGGAGCAAAGGTGCATCAAGGAATGATATTGCCAGAATTCGTACCCAAATCGAGAGGAAGAATAAGGAATTCCGTTCTTTTGTCAAAATGAAGAGGGAACAGATGAATAAAGGGATGAAACTCCTGGAAAAAACCATTGGTAAAAACCCTAGGAGAAAGGAATATTACGAGGCAGGTTTCATCGACGATAAGTATGACCTTGCTAAATTTGAATATGAGTTAGCTCAAAAGAAATCTAGCGACCAAGATAGCATTAAAAAGCTAAAATCCGATTTGGAAACAGCATCGAAGAAGGCAGAGTCTTTTGCTTCTAAAACTAAGGAATCCTCTAAGAGAGAAGCTTCTATTAAAGATGCAGATCTTGGGGATCTTTCGCAGATTAGAAAAAATGTTGGCAGCAAGGATCTTGGAGTGGTTGTCTCATTAAGGGAAAAATCAAGAGCAAAGATTAAGGATTTGAAGTCTAGCATGTCAAAAGTTCTTTCTGACATTAAGTCTTTTATGTCAAAGTCTCCCTCTTACGATGAGGTTCAGAAATCCGGAAAGATCTCTAATGGTATAAAAGATTTGGAGGAAAGTGCTAACGAGCTTGATTCACTGGAGAATTTAGTATCTGTTTATAGCAATGTAATTAGTAATAAGGGAAAGGATCTTTCCAATGAATCTTCTTTGACCTCCCTTTTTTCTAAAATTAATAATGCAATTAATGACGGAAACGATGCGGGGTCTGGAATAACCAAGGAGGTGATTGATCTTAAATCAGATATAACCCTTAAAAAGGTCGGTAATCTAATAAAAAAATTAGCCTAACATGTTGTTAAGTTTTAAACAGTGGGAGTCACAAAATATAAATGAAAAAGATGGTGGTCTGGATAAGATCATGAATTGGCTGAGTTCTAATTTTGGTGGCACTATTTCTAAGATTGATTCATTGCTTTCTGATATCAATGCTATCGAAACGCAGTATTCGAAAGAATGGAATGATATACAAACTGATATAGATGCTTTAGAGGTTAAAAAGGCACAAACCAAAAGTGATCCTGCCGAAGCTAAAAAATTGGAAAGGATGATTGATAGGAATCAAAAACTTCTTTCAGCTTTAGGCAAGAAAAGGAAAGCTGATATAGAAAAGATTGATAATAAAGTCGAGAAACTTACTAAGGGTAAACAAAGACTTATTTCTTATTGGAATCTTAAGAAATCTGAACTTGAAGCAGACTTAGCAGAGAAGCTATATAAGATGGCTAAAAGTTTAACCGACGATTCAATTGCTGATGAGTTATATGATAAGTATAAAAAAGCAGCTTTAGATGCTAAGAGTAAGGATGAGAAATTTAGGGAAAAATTTGGTAAGCTAGATCTTGCTAAGCCATCTACTCTAAAATCAGATGCTGAATCAAGAGTAATCTCGAGTGCTAATTTTTCAATGGATCCTATATTTTCTATGAATGCACCACAGTTTACCAAATTTGTGCAAGATCTAGAAAAAAGCCAAGTGGGTGCATTAATTAAAGCTATGCAATCTGAAAGGAATGAAAGATATGCCACTTTAGATACCGAAAGGGATAGACTGGAAGCTCAAGCTAAAAAGAAAGGATTGTCTGCTGATAGTGTCAAAAAGGATATGTCTGATTTAAGAGAAACCTTAATGAGGCAAATTAGAGATCTCAGAACTAAAATAACTATTGCTAGAAGATATGCTTAAGCACATTAAGAAACTTGAGGAATTCCCTTTGTTTGAGGGCGTAAATGAAGATCTGGTGAAAGCAAAAGCAGACGTTAATGCTAAGCAGGCGGAAATTGATGAGGAAATTGCAAAGCAAAAGGAAACCACGGATTTGAAACAAAAAGCAGCTAGTATCAGGAACCAAGCAAGATTGGTTGGTCAAATGCCAGCTCTACTAAATGCTTTAGCTAATGCTATGGACGCAAAGGCTGACTCTGGCGATACAACAAATATTTATTAAAGATGTCAAACAATTATCTTAGAAATAACCCAGTAGCAAATCAATTATCCATAGATACTTTTAGACTCTATGAGAATAAGGATGTTGACGATGCTTTGAAAATATCCATCGACACTCTTTTAGCAGCGTGTAAGAAGATTATTTTCGATTTTGCTTCTGATGGGAACAGAACGTATGAGTCTTTTGCAAAGAAGATAGAAATGATTAGTGATACTTCTACTATCAAGGGATTGATTGCTAACATTAAAGATGTTTGTGAAGATACAGAATTGGATGATTCTATTCTTGCACCCCTCAAAAAATCTTATTTGGATTCAATTGATCTAATTGGTGATGCAATCAAAAGAATGATTGAACTCGACCCATCGCTCGAGTCAAAAGCTATCCAAAATTTTAAATCTGCTGGAAAAAGATTGGTTGAGAGTGTAAAGAGAACTGCTGACGAGTATCAGGAGAAATTGAATGAGTCTAATGAGATTGGAGTTCCTGGAAGAGTTCATAGACTAAAGAAAATGCTCATTAACCACATTGTCGATTCTAAAGGTAAGGATGCAAAG